CAGGAGCTTTCTGTAGTCATCGGCCAACCCCAGCAGCATCCAGAGGAAGGCCATGTATTTGGGTTTTGAAGCATTCCAGGAAGGGACAAGATCGCGTCTGATCAAGGAATCATGCGCCATCTATCACACCCCCTGAATCGTGATGTTGATATGGGCCGCATCCGTATAGAACTTGGCGCTGAATCCAGCGTCAATCACATCACTGACCGCGGCATTTTCTCCTATCTGTGCTGTGATGGACAGCACGGAAAACGCCGGGCTTGTCCCCTCGGAGGCCTTGAAGGTCTCGCCCCACAGTGCGGAAACGACCAGAGGATCGCCAATGCCGATGCTGTCCACATAGGCAATCAGGTTCGCCTTGATCGCATCCGGCATGTTATTGGCATCCCATCCATACAGCGTGCGCAAGGTGACATTGATGGACACAAGCGTTTCGACAGGCCGGGAAAAATAGACCGTATTATCACGCCCGTAAGCGTCCGTATAGATCACGCTTTCGTTGCCATAGGTGGCTATGCCAGGGGCTTTCTTGCGGAATACAGTCGCGGCAATCTGGTTCGCATCACCGCCGGACACCAGCGCACAGACGGAGTGAGGCGGTAGGCCGGTGGTCTGATCCGTCTCATCCGTATAATTCTCACGCACGGCGACATGGGTCACGCCTGTCAGATTGACCAGCGCGGACACGATTCCGTCCAGGGTGGAAGTCGCAGACACGGCGACGGACTTTGCCCGCCTGACCCGCACCGCCGCATCTGTCTCCACGTTGCGCCCGAGGACAGCATCAGAAGGATTTGTCACGGAGTACCAGTTGGAGGTCGGCGTCTCAATGATCGTGATCGTGCCCGCGGAAGCAGCTATCGCTCCTGCCTGCGTACACATCGCATTGACCGTGGCACTTCCCTGACTGTCAAAGGTGACAGCGCTCAGCAGTTGCCAGGAATAACCGGACTGGTCACGCGCCAGCATACCGGAGGACAGTGCGGACCCCTCCAGGCCGGTCAGCGTAAGCGTGACGGTGGAATAGGTCGCCGGGTTCCGCTTGATACCATTGATGGGCAGCAGCAAATCAAGGTTTGTCCCGGACGCATAGTTCGGATTGCGGGAATTGTAGCAGTCAACAGCCAGGGCCGCAAAGTCATCCATTGCCTTTGCGTAAAGGGAAATCATCTCATAGTCCTGACTGTCTTCTCCCAGGTAGATATCCGATCCAAAGATATTCCGATACCCAGCGATGAAATAATCGCGGATATCCGTATAGGTCGGGATGTGCAGACCCGTTTCATCAAGATACGGCGCGAAGTAAGACATCCTGATCCACACTCCCTTCTTTTTCACCGTATTCGGTGACGACCTTGCAGATGTATTTCAGCTTTCGATCAATCATCTCGGTTGTGACATCCTGCACAGAGGTGACGCCCTCCGTATCCACGATGTAAGAGGTGATATAGCTTGCCAGCAGATCGCGGCCCGTGGCCTGCCGGACTCCGTTGAACAGGAATTCCGGCACGCGGAAGCCAAGGCTTTCGTCCTCCCACCACTCACCATAGAGCAGCCGAATCCTGGAAACCACGGCCGCCATCACGGCATCCACACCGGTGAGCATCTGCGACTGTGCTGTGATGGGCATCATATCGCCATCCTCATCCAAGGTCCGATATACCATTGACGCCACCTCCCTTACAGATTCTCAGCCAGCCCACGGACCGCATTGATGATGCTTGCGCGCGGATAATTCGACCCAGGGACATACACATCCAAGTCGGGTTCTCCTGCAATAAACCCACACTCAGACAGTGCGAAAGCCATCTGCTGCATCTGCGGCAACCAGTTGGCAAAATATCCAACCTCCGTGCGGTACGCAACAGGGCCAAGAGAAAACCACGCACGGCGCGCGTTGACCACGTTCAGCAGTTCCCTCAGGTCTTCCTGATGAGAGATGTTGGTAGTCATGGACAGCACTTCATTCTCAGCAACGACATCCTCGGTCGTGTCCATGATCTCATTGGTCACGGTCGTCCCATCCGGCATACTCAGCGCATTATCTTCCAGATAAAAGCCGTTGCTGGATATGATGGACCCACTCTGAATCACTCTGCCCCAGGAAGGAGCGGCAACAGTGAAGGGAACCTCATCACTCTCTACATAAGAGCCGAGGCCATCCGTAACGCGCATCTTGATTTTGTAGGTCCCGGGTTCCAGATTGATTCCACAGCGGAAACCAGGCAAACCAGCAGGTTCATTTGGATGTTCCGTGTGCACTGTTTTCCACTCGCACACGATCTCCCCCGCAAGCGTGCTGATCTGCGCATCATAGGTCAGCGTGTCAGCGTCCGATCTGCCAGGAGCCACCGCAAAGATCGGATTGGGGGAAAGGCAAGTGGCCGGAGGGTCTTCATCACCAGGGGTCGTAATGACAGGCTTGGAAGGCAGCACGTTGCGCTTCATCGCTCCAGCCGTGTACGTCCAAGCGGACTTGGCGCCCATCGCATCCACAGCGCGCACAGCCGCCCGGATATACTGTCCGCGGTTGACCGTTCGCGTGATCTCGGATGTAATGACATCATCGCCGGCAGCCGCAGCTCTCGTCAAAACGATATCCGCCGCGGCCGGCGTCAGCGCCATGACAGCGGATTCCGTTTCGTCAACCATGAGCGCAATCTGATAGCTCGCCAGGTTTCCATCCACGTCTGTTGAGGCAGGATAGACAACCGTGACCGGCATAGCCTCAAATATGCCCGTCGTGATGCTGAAATGAAGATAGGTCGGCGCGGTTGGCGCACTGTTTCTGCGGACCGTAGCCGTTGCCCATGCAGAGGCCACATTATAGGTATCATACGCCCTGACCATCAGCCGGACATAATTCCCGCGCGCAGCGCCAAAGGTGGAAGAGGCAACGGTATATGTCAGCGCATCTGTATCATCTTCAAGGATGGTTTCTGTGCTCCAGGTCGTGCCGTTCGTGCTGACGGCATAGGCGACTTCATAGTGATCCACCGTGTGATCTCCGGCAGGAGCAGCCCAGGTGAAGGTGATGCTCTCGGTTTCATACACAGCAGGAGAGGCCGCCGGGCTTGTCGGCGCGCCGATCTGCTTGTTGCGCTGAACCTCTTGATTGAACTGCTGATAGGCCGAGGCAGCACCCAGATTGTCAACAGCCCGCACGCGGTAGCGAATGAAGCTCCCTCGCGCCAGGGACGGTGTTTTGGTGATGCTCGTTTCGGCGGTGCTGCCATCATTCGTCCAGGTCGTGCCATAGGAACCATTCTCCGTCCGGGTCTGGTACTGCAGATCATAATGATCCACACTTCCGTCCGGGTCGGTTGAAGCACTCCAGGAAAGCGAAAGACTTTCCGTCTCAAACACGGCCGGCGTGATCACCCGGTTTCCAGGCTGAGACGGCAGCCTGTTCCGGCGAACCGTGGCAGTCGCTTCGGAGGATTCAGCGCCCAGTGCATCCACTGCCTTGACGGAGAACCGGATATAATCACCACGACCCAAAGAGGAAGGAGGCGTGAAAGAATGGGTCGTGGTCGTGGTCGTGGCAGTGACGGCCTCGCTCCAGGTTTCACCGTCAGAGGAGGTCTGATACTGCACCACATAATGATCCAGGTTGTTGTCCGCATCCGTTGAGGCGTTCCAGGTGAGGGCAATCGCTCCGCTTTCCCAGATGGAGACGCTTGACCGGAATCCGGTCGGTGTGGTCGGCGCGCTGTTCCGCGTGATTTCCGGGAAAACGGCATAAGCGCCATAGGCGCCCAGATCATCATAGCCGCAGACCTGATACTGAATCTGCGCACCGCGATCCAAGACGGGCGACACCACAGCAGAAATCTGCTCATCACCGCTCGTTTCAATGGTGACATCCGCCCACTCGCTCCAGGATACCGAAGCACTGCTCCGCGTCCGATACTGCAGTTTGTACCCTGCGACCTGATGTGTGGTATCAACAGACGGCGACCAGGTGAGCGTAACATTCCCGGACTCAAACAGGGTGGTGGAGACCGTCAGATCGGTAGGCGCAGTCGGAGGAGGATTGCTGCGCAACTGGGGATAGGGCGCAGCAGAGTAATCTGAGTGATAGTTATCACTCAAGCATTTTGCCCTGACCCTGAATTCACGGTAGCCTGTACTGGACGCTGGAGCATACACCGTGCACGAACCATATGTCGTTCCGGAGTTAACTTGCACAGTCGCACATGTGGTCCAGCTATCAGCTTGCCCACCTGCATCTACATCCCTGCTTTGCACCTCAAAGCTATTGATCAGATAGGCCGTGCCGCCCGTACCATTCCCGGCACCGGACCAGCTCAGGGTCGTGCTGCCTGATAGCGCAACAGGGTCAGCCAGGGTAACAGTTGTAGGAGGTGTGCACGCGGTTGTAGGCTCAGTCTCTTTCGGGTATCCATAAATATATATGACGATTGTTCTGTTGTAGATTGCACTCTTGCTGCCAGATACACTAATGTTACCAGCCCAATAATCCGGAGCATTTTTCTGTATATTCGTTCCGATTTGCCCTTCACCAAGGCCAAAGGTAAATCCATCCCAGTATCCCGGGACTCCAGAAACAGTCGCACCAATATTGGCATCCAAATAAGTGCATATAAAGTAAAAATTTGTGTAGTCCGGAAACAGAGTGGTTAAAGGAGAGCTAAATACAAACTTACCATCATGAGTATCTGCAACATAGGTTGCTTTATCAGTAGGATTCATGCTGTATTGCGATGGAACCTCTTTTGAAGCATTGACGCTTGCAGTAACCATCCATAACGGCGCTGCTGTTGCCATATCTCATCACCCGCCTATCTGATTTCCATGCACAAGCACTTCACCATCCGTGGTGACGGCAAAGGGCTCCTGCCATGCGTCATCTTTTTTCACGCGCACCGAGAAGGCACGATTCGCCGCCAGGGGAGGCAGCGCATTCGGCACGGACCGGAAGCCCACCAGGGCAAAGCCGTCCGACAGGTCATGCCGACGCGGGACGACCGGATTCTGCGTGCCTCCTGAGTGGAACCAGGCATCCATACAGGCATCCGAAAAGATGACCAGGCATTCGTCTCCGGGCTGTACAGGATAACAGACGGCCACAGAACCGCCACCGGGGAAGTACACCGGCACATCCAGCAGCAGCGGCATATCCTCGTAGCTCAGCCCCAGCCGTCTGTCACGGATCGCGGGCTGTACGGATACGGTCTGTGTCTCAGGATCATAATCCCGCACGATCCCAGGCATGGCGCAATGCATCTCCTGTTTGACCGCGCTTTTCAATTCCTGCAGATAGGAACTGTCATTCTGAATCAGCTCACCCAGCGTAGCGCTCACAGAATTCCCTCCCATCTGCTTTCGCTCTGAGACAGCAGCTTGCTCTCATTGACCAGTGTCAGATCACACTTCCAGGAGCCGGAAAAGCTGTCCGCATCAATGGTCTGCGCGACCAGCCGCCACACGCCTCCAATCTGATCATCTTCTACCGTGACGCGGCGCCCGACCATCAGGCCAATCACATCCGTGGAGACGGTCGCACACTCATCCATCACGGTAGGGTCTGACAGGAAATCATCGGATGTCAGCGTAGTTTCTGCTGTTCCTTCGCCCAACTTGATCACATGGAGGCAATTGCGGAACGTAAACGCCCGGCAGGAGAAGGCTTTCGCAAAGTCTGCAATCGCGTTTGCCACTCGCCCGTAGAACACCTGTCCGCGGTGCAGCCGCATCCGCACGGCAGGGAAGGCCGACAGGGGAATGGGGCTTGTGCACTTGCTCAGCAGGAGCCGGACCGTCTGTTCGGCATCCGCGCCGCTTCTCACGGACACGGCCACACTTGCGCGCCAGAAGGCGTCACCATCCACAATCAGAATCGTGGTGATTTCTCTTCCGGCCAGTGCCGTGCGCATGATGTCCATCGGCTTGCCCTCGCAAAGCACCGAATTCCGCTTGCCGATGACGGCGATCTTTTCGGCGCGCCGGATTGCGGCAAGGTCTTCCGGCTGGAGGTTGTAAATCTCCACTTGCCACAGGTCCGGCAGACAGGTCATGGTTGACTTGCCGGTCAGGTGAATCCTGCTGTTTGCGGCCAGCAGGGTATTATCCGCCATGATGGAAAGCTCTCGCAGTTCATCAGCCAAGCCCATCACCCCATTGCACCTCAAACTGGTCAAAGTTCGATTCGCCGGGGTCTGTGCCGTACATCTGAGCGGACACCGGCACACAGATCACACTGCCGATATTCATATACTGGAACAGGGACAGCAGATCATTCAGAACCTCCTCACAGGACACAATCGGGACATAGGTCAGGAGGCACACGTTTTTTGAGGCATCCCAGATCGACAAATACCACTTGTCGGTGTAGACCAGGTATCGCAATTCAAGCCGCAGCGAAATGCTGTTGCCATTCGGCGAGATCGTGATGGTCTGCGCCTGATAGGGCTGGTTCGGATCAATCCGCAGTGCGATTCTTTCCACACTCCATCACCTCCGTCAAATGGCATTGCTGCCAACCCAGGACACCCAGACGGAAGGCGTTCGCCCTCCGCTGGTGCCGTTGTCCTTCACGCTCGACGCCTGCGTGGAATTCGGGGACGCTGAGCCGGTCTGCATGATGATTTCATGGAACACAATCTGAACCGTCATACCATAGGGATTGGTTTCATCCTGCAAAACCTGTATGGACTTGATCAGCATATTCATATAGGCTTTCAGGGTGGTGATGACACCCACCGGCGTCCGGTTCACCTTGATGTTCAGCATCTTGGTATAGGCATTGGTGGACCTGTCCCCGCCGTCATAGCCTGCCAGCGCATTTTGCGTGGTGTAGACGGGGGACATGATCGCCTCAATCGAAATCTCATTGCCCTCGTTCCGGGCGTTGTTGTAATAGCCGGTCGCGTTTTTGTCGCGCTTGATAGCGTCCGGGTCGTCCTCGATCTTCAAGCTAACATTGTGCTCGACCTTGATGACGCCATCAAACACCCAGAATTCATTTGCCAACGGTTCCCAGATATAGACCGGCTGTGGATCAACTTCATATCCCATCAGGCAAGCACCCCCTGTACCGTCCGGAGCAGATAGCGCTCAATCAGCGAATACACACGGTTGCCAACGTCCTGTGACGAGGCCGCCCCAGGCTGAACCGTGATCGTCACCGGCGCGGAGACATTGTTGTTATAGGTGATAGTTGTACTGCCACCGGACAGCAGACTGCCGGCAGAGGCCAGCGATCCGCCCACTGTGCCGGCGCTCGCGCCGCTGATTCCCAGGTTGTCCAGGATCGCATTGACGGCGCTTCCGCCCATCTCAGAGAGCATCTGCGTGACCAGCTCAATTGCACGCGCTGGCTTCGTGATCGGGATGACATACTCGGTACCATCCTCACCGATGAGGGCATGCATCGGGCCATTCGTGCGGGTGCCACGGCTTTGTGGCAGGGCAATTACATTACTTTGAGGATTTCCCGCTGAATTTGTTGTGGTTGTATTATCACCTGAAACAATTTGCGCATTGACCGGAACAGTAACCGGCTTCTGCAAGTCTTGTTCTATTTTCCTTCTTGCTTCTTTTGTGTTTGGATCAAGGGAAGCTTTCAAAACAACAGTACCATCAGGCGCACGGGTAAATGCTGATTCAAACTCTTCGGGAACTGCACCATCTCTTCCAAGATCATCAAACAGGCTTACATAATTCCCACCATTAGCCCCAGCACTTCCAAGCTTACCATTCCAAGGAATAAGCCCGGGATCAGCTTTGCCTTCTCTGAACGCAGCGTAAAGGGCAGCTATATATTCCAGCTTTCGATAATCACCCTCGGCCAATGCAATGGTAGCCTGATCTGCAGTGTGATTATAAATCCTGTCAGCTTGCCCAGGTGTCTTATTCCCTGGATCAGTAATGACAAGCTTGCCATCCTTATTGACACGATACAAACCATACTCATTCTGAATGGCGGCAAGTTGCCCGCCAGGATCGTCAAGCACAACCGTGCCGCCGTCCGTAGATGAAATAGTTGTTTTACCTGTATTATTGTCGTAAGTTGCCGCTGTATAGTTTGGATTCTCTATGCCAGCCCACCCCATGGCAGTCTTTAGCCAGTCGGGCATACTGTTGTACATATTCACCCAAAGCATATTCAGTTTCGGACCAATGATAGCCCACAGCCCATCAAAAGCGTTAGAGAACGCTTCCTGAATCTTGGCCGTGATGCTTTGGAATATATCGGAGCTGGTGATTTCTTCGGCAATACCAGCAAGCTTTTCCCACAGGCCGCCAGAACGCTTGCCGTTGTCATCCTTCGCACCAAATAGTGTGTCAGCAATATTTGAACCAATAGTATTCAGATCATTCCTGAATGCCGCGGATTCATCGCCATTCCACCAATCAGTGACAGCAGTCAGACCATCGGTGATCTTCGTCCAGATTGTGCCACCGAATTTCCTCAAATCGGTCCATAATTTACTGAGCGTGCCCGTATCGCTTTCCAAATCCTTCGTATCCGTGAAGGCATCGGCACTGGCTGTTCCCATGCCGACAAGAGCACTCTGTCCCCAGGACAGACCGAACAGCTTGCCAACCAATGCCCCGCCAAAGGCAGTGACCCAGGAATTATCTTCACCGAAAGACTCATTCCAGTCTTCCTGCTTCATCCCGGTAAGCGCCATGCCTATGGTTTTTGAAATATCACCGGCGATATCAGTTGCCGTTCCAAGGCCGCCAATCAAGCCGGCCATAATCTGACCACCGGCAGCCTTTAACTGTTCGTAGCCATTTTCGCCCTCTTTCAGGCCCTGACCATCATCTGCACCAAAGCCCTTGGCGATAAGGCTTGCAATCGACAGCGCAATAGCACCCTGATCGGAGGCACCGAACATCTTGGCGATGATTCCGGTGCCGAGCGCACCAAGCCACTTATTGCTTTGAGCGTCCTTACCGAATTCAGTTTCCCATTCAGCCGATGTTTTGCCGGAGAGCAGCTTGGAAAGGCCGGAAACCATGACACCGCCGATGTCATTGATCATGCCAAAGGAATCGGTAAAGATGGTTTCAAAAAGCGATCCGATAGACTGCTGAACTTCTGGATCGCTGGTGATGGTGGTCAGTCCTTCAATGAGCGCACCGGAAATATCGATCGCTGCACCCAGGCCAACAGAAAGGACTTCACCGACAGCATTAGTGACTTTGCCGAAAGAATCCTTATTTTCTCTGACCCATGTCGATATACCGGTCGCAAGACCTTCCGCTGCTCCTGTCAGCTTACCAACAATCAGATCGGTGATCCCTTTGGCTTTCCCTTCGGGAGAGCCATCACCTGACAGCAATTCCCAGATAGTCGGGAATGCTATAGGCACCTGTTCTTTGTCCGGGTTTGCCTTGTTCCAGTTGTAGTTGTCGTAATCATGTATCAGGCCGCCGACAGCCTCGACGGCCATGAGAAGCTGACCAATCGGCCCTGACTTGATGATCGCGTACAAGGCCATGATCGCCGTTGTCGCACCCCTGATACCATTCGGCAGTCGGTTGAACAACTGGACAATCTGCTTTGCTCCATCCACAATCCCAAGCAAACCTTTGGTAAACCCGGTTATATAGCTCGTTACCGTCTTCGTAATCTGCTTTAGATTTGTTTGCAGCCATGTACGCCCTTTTCTGATCATCTCCGTAATCTGCAGAATAGGCTCGCGCAGATCATTCAGGAGATAATAATTGACCCACTGCAGCGCATACTGAATAGTGGATTTCAAGGAATAGAATTCACCGCGCAGCTTGGTGACGTTAGCCAGCACGCCATCCATATTCGGCAGCGCCATTTCCTTGTTTATCTTTACAATGTCTTTATAAATGGCATTGAGCGAGCCGTCTTTCTTGATCTGATCCGCGGTTTTGCCCATCGCTTTCAGGGCATTCTCCTGCGCGCGCGTGGCCTCGACCGTCTTCTTCTGCGTTTTGGCAAGGTTTCTCAGATTGTACTCGGCTTCCGTGGTGGACTTCACAAACTTATAGATGATGGTGCCAAGCGCAACCAAAGAACCGGACAGAGCCGCTGCCTGAACCTTGCTGGATTTCAGGAAGGCCTCCATCTTGTTCATGTTCTGAACATCAAGATTGACGCCCAGCTTAACAAGATATTCCTGCAAATTCGTTCCGCTTGGCATAACCATCACCCCTATTTGCGTTTCGCCTCTTCTTGTGCGCGCCATTCATTTTCAGCGCGGACCGCAAGAAGCTCATTGATATCCAGCAGATCGTCTATCGTATAAGTGCCGTCCCATAGCTCATGCTGTTTCCAAAGACCGGCATTCACCGGGGCAAAGCACATCTCATCTATGTTTACTGGTTCGGCCGGGATGTAAGACGTTTGGTTATGCTGCTCAAATCCAAGCCGTTTTCGCCGAAAAAACTCCCACAGTTGTACATGGCAGACTGCAGGGTGAGCACCAGGCAAAGACCTGTATCATACTCAGCATCGGCAATACCGAAGTTTTCTCCTCTCATGACCTGCTGATCACCGGCCGGAAGCCGCTTGTCCACATGGTTCAGGCAGCACACCATGACCTCTTTCATGGTGTCCCGGTCGATATTGTCCAGCAGGGTCGGCAGCAGTTTCAGCGCACCTTCCAGCATTTCCGTCTCGCTCATCTCGCCATCCTTCGCCTTGGCACGGCCTTTGCGCGCAGCCGGCTTTTCATCCAGGATGGAGAACACGGTCTTCGCCTCAGTGAGAAGCGGAATCAGCTTGGAGGTGACGAACTTGATCAGAAACGCGCCGTCGAACGGGTCCATTTTGCGGAGGATGTAAGTATCCTCACCAATCTTGATTTCCTTGGAAAGCTCCCTCATGATGTACCTCCTCTGAATACGGTGATTTGAGAAGGGGCTGTCCCATTACGAGACAGCCCCACGAAAGCAGCGAATTACCATCCTTCCGACTTCGGGCCGGATTCGACGATCTTCGCGCACAGGAAGGTATAGGACACCATGCCGCCATTCTGATCATACTGACGATCAGGCTTCTTCTGCGGCGTCACGCCACTGGCATTCCAGATCATCCCGGACGCATGGTCCTGAATCGTGATGGTGGACAGCGCAAAGTTAGCGGGGACAGTCGTATCAAGATACGCGCACGCCTTGCGCAGCCACTTGTCAGCGGGAGAATTCTGCGGAACCTCCAGGCCGATAACACCATTGACGATATGCAGCTTGGTGATCACGGTGTAGCCATTGGCCGTCGCCTGATGGGAAGACATATCACCGGACCAGGTGATGGACACGCGGCCGCCACCGTTGGTCTCGTCAGATATGGTCATCTGACCGATGTTCGGGTGGCTGTAGACCGTTACAGTTTCCGGAAGGGAATACACACTATATGCCATTTATCTCACCTCCCCATCAGCGCTGAGCGTAGAGATCAATCTCCACGCACTCGACAGAACCGCCGAGGATAATCGCAATCGTGATAGGCATCGCCTTATGCGCGGCACGATCCTCGATGGTCTGATTGTCATAGGAATCGACATAGAAGGCAAAGCCGCCCTCCAGCACATCGCCATGCTCGATCGAACCGAACGTCCGGCCGGTCCAGATACCGGTCGCAATGATCTGACGGGCGGAATAACCATTCAGCACGCCAGCCAGCGCATTGATGAACAGCGTGGACGTCTGATTGGTCTGCGGCAGACGGGTCGCCTGATCCGTGATCAGATTAAAGCAAGCGGCCTGCATATCAGCCGCCATCGCGTCCAGATAGATCGAATCATCGATCCGAAGACCGGAAGGCGTCTGGCCATTCTCAAACAGGCCACGGCTGTTGTAGCGGGAAATGTAGACATTGCCGCCCACATTCTTGATCGCGTCAGCTTCGGTCTGCGTGAGCTCAGACACCGTAAGCCCACCCAGAGTCGAATAGCAAGCCTGCACGGCACCATTGGGATGAGCATGCAGCTTGCCCATGAGCGCGCCCATCGCGGCAGCGGGAGCATTCGCATCGGCGTGATACAGGCCACAGCAGCGACGTGAACCGGTCGCCTGCATGGTGGCAAAGGTGCCATTGTCCGCGGCAGCAGCGGCGGCAGCACCAGTCACGCCATACCACAGGTGCATGTGGCCCAGAGCATCCATCCGGGCGACAAGCTCCTGAATCTGCGCAGGGGTAGCACCACAGACGAACACGGAATCAAAGGCATTGGTCTTCGCCATGACCGCATTCAGAGCAGACACAGGCGTTTCACCTTCCGCCATGCGTCCAATCAGCACAGAGGCCGGCGCAGGATCATTGCCAAAGTACAGGGCAGCAGCCTTGTATTCATCCGTGGTCACGCCAAAGCCGCCCTCGGCAACATCCTCCAGGGAAGAGTACGCCTTCACACGGTCGGCCGTGGTGATGACATCGGAAGAACCGATAATCAAGCCCACATCAAAGATGGTGGTGTTGGTTGTCGGCGCGCCCAGCGTCAGAACTACCTTGACGACATCATCAATCGTCAGCATGAAATCACCTCTTCATTCAATTGGTCATCTATTTCAGATGCGACGATTGGTGATCAATGTCTCATCTAAAACGTTTACTTCATCCACTTCATCAACAGCATCGGCATTCATGACGGTCCGACTGGCTGTCAGAGTCTCGTCCGTGACCTGCTGCAGCATGATCTCATACGCATTCAGGGTAGACCCACAGACCATCGGGATTGACGGTGGCGGCATCTGCTTGATTGTCAGCTCAGGCGCTTCAAACACCTGGTTGTAATCGTAGGTATCCTGATGCAGCAGATTCAGCCGAATTCTCAAATCGGACCGTAAGCGCCATTCGCCGCCATCCGGCTCTCTGACCGGCAGAGGGCTGGAAAACGGCAACACGGGAACCATCTTGTATCCGCGCAGGATCGCACGCGGTGAATTGTATCCGGTATCCGCAAGCAGTCTTGTGCGCGCATACTCAGACATTTCCTCGCTGTCATTGCCGTAGAACGTGAGAAGCACCGACAGCGGCAGCGTCTTTGTGAGGACAGCTTTTCCATCCGTTCCATAGGAGGTTGCGGCCCAGTCTGTAGGAGCGTCCTGAATCAGGCCCAGTTGAATGTAGATCACATTCTCCGTTCTTCCGGGCATCGGCGCAGCGCGGTCGGTTTTGTAGGCGTAGCGAATCAGGCTCAGCGCCTCGTCGCTTTCCCACTCCACTTCAAACACAGCGCACAGCGCCTTGGCGATTCCTTCCGCGGCTACATCCTTCCAGCGCGAACTATTCCAGGCCATTCGGGTCCACACCCCTTTGCAGAACAGCGTAAGCCGTGGTAAAGCCCCATTGCGTCCAGTGATCCATTCTGGTGACCTTCCACACGGCATCGTCATAGATTACCAGGTCTGACGGCGTATAGGAGTGAGCTTCATCATTGCCAAGTTGGAAGATGAATGTGGAGCGGATCACAATCACGCGCTCGCTCCGGTCTTCCTCGGGCAGAAGGTTCAGCGCTTCTTCGCCTGCCGGCTGAATGTTGCCGGTCGCGTCCAACTTTTCGCTCGACACTTTCTCATTCTGACCGGCTGCCAGTGTGCGCTTCCGGGTTTGCCTGAAAACAGTAAAGGCCACACCGCCGCCAAGATCGGGATCATCAAGCAGCTCGGTGACATCCGGGTTCAGCATGGCGATCACTCCTTCCTGACAACATAGGTCACGGCAGCACGCAACGCGCCGGTATCGATCAAAGGCGCAGAAGAACCCTTCTTCGCAATGGTTGAAGGCGCGTTCGGCGCAAGCTCGCCAGAGCCGAACATTGCCTGTGCAGCAGTCGCTCCGATCATTCCGGCCTTATGGTAGGACGCTTCGGCGCCATTCAGATTTCCCATGATCGCCTGTTTAATCCCAGAAGCCAGCTGATCCTGAATAGCTTTCGCCGTGTCAGGCTTGGCAATTGCCGGCTCGATCGTAGGCCGGGGCGGGATGTTGTGCACAGGGCTTCCGTTCGTGTGGATGTACAGCAGCTCAGCATTTGTCACGCTTCCGTGACCGCCGTTGTTCTCCTGAGGAATGCCGACATAAACGTTGGTGTGCTGAATGAACTGAAAACCTTGAAACAGGGTAAGCAGCATTTTTCCTGTTTCTTTGACTTCCACGCCCATATTCATCACAATCACCTCCGCCTATTATCTGACAACCATCATTCCAGCACCGACAAGCCGCGCCATCGAAGCAAGCTGCTGACCATAGACTGTATCTTTCCAACTGCCATAGCCAGTCAGATCAGATGCACCTTCCGCTGATCCGTAGGAGACGGAAACACCGCCAACACTCTTTGAAGACACATTGCCATTTCCATCACCCTTGCGCGCAATGGAAGTGGGGGAGGCCGTTGGATCAACCAGCGTCTTCAAATAGAGGGTGGAAAAATGCGCGACATACAGGCATATAGCAAGCTTGCGCTTGGTGTGCCAGCGTGCAGATTGAATTGCGGCATTGGCTGCTTCCAGAATTGTTTCAAGAAAGGCAGAAGGCAGCGCCTCAGTAGAAAACTGAGGATACACTTCCAAAACCTCTTCCATGGTGACAGGCTCATCACCGCCGCCGCGAATATTAGAAGCCGCTGAGATAATGCCGGGATTCATTCAGATCACTCTTTCCTTTGTCCGCGCCGGGAAGTCTTGCCGGTCGCGGCATCCGCTTTACGCTTGGCCTCGACTTCATCCAGGCCATCAGGGTGCTGAACAGCCTCTTCCGTCTTGCCGGTCGCGGCATCCACAATCTGCTCCTGAATGTTCGCGTCCGCAATCACCTTTGCGGCAGTAAGCTCTTCAAGGTCACCGGCCTGAACCGCAGTCTTGTAAGTCAGATCATGAGTGAACTTTTCTTCCACCTCGATCAGCTTGCGAGGCGCGACCAGCATTTTTTCACCGCCTGCTTCCAACTGGAAAAGGCGATTGGACTTATTGAATACGCGCATTGTTTTCCTCTCCTCTCGGTTTTTGTATCCTCCAAATTGGCGGGGGCAGGCACCGTAACCTGCCCACCGCCCGGCTCATTGCTCCACAGACCGGGAGGTAGCAATCCGTAGAGCGGAAGCTGTCAAAGATTAGATACCATCCACATACATCGCATGAGTGGTGTAGAGCCACTGCACGCAGGAGAACTGCGTCACATAGGGCGTGAGATACGCGATGTGCGCGGCGCTCGGCTGAGTGAACAGGCGCTTCAGCGGAACGGTGATATCCATCTTCACCATTTCCTTATCATTGCGATAAGCGACCATACGGTCAGTATTGTTAGTACCACGGCCCTTGCACCACTGAGTGGGTTCGATGTACAGGTCAATATTCTGCTTGTTCGCAATGTTGTTTTCCTGCAGATAGGTGAGGACGGAAGTGGCGGAACCTTCATCCACCTTGCGGTTCACCAGGTCGGTGTACTGCGCCCACGGAATCAGGATATGGTTCGCCATGCCACGGCGATCATAGCCGGAAGCCTCAATCGTGCCAGTCAGCACGCGGTTGAAGTCAGCCAGGATTTCATCGGGCGTCTTATTCACCCACTGCGTGTCAGTGCCGCCAGAAGTATGAGGCGCGGCGGTAACGGTCACAATGTTGGGAGAGTTGACCAGACCATAGGTGCCAAGCTTCGGGAAGCCAACATACACATTCTCATCCAGCTTCTTGTCGTGAGCCAAATGAAGGCCCTTATCAAAGATGGAATCCAGAGAACGGCCAACCTGCTGCAGCTTCTGCTGATCAATCAGGGGAACACGGATGATGTGACCCCAGATAAAGACCGGAAAATGGTCCTTATCAATGTCAGCCTGCACGACAGGCAGCTCATTGGATTCATTCTGCATCAGACCGTCATTCGTGCCACCAGTGGAACCATAGGACACGTTGAAGGAAGTAATCGCATCGACAAAGCCGCCACCGGACTCAACCGGAATATCGCGCGGCCAGTCAACAGAGGTCAGAGGCTCCCGCAGACGCTCATCACGCTTTTCAAGCTCTCCAACCAGGAAAGCCATACCACCGGAAACCGCCGCGTCATTATTGAAGATCGTGGGGTTGCCAGCGCCCATGCCGGGAACATTCAGCATGGGATAGTTGAAAGAATCAAAACCAGCCATATCTATAGCCCCTTTCTGATTAGGTCTTTGGTCGGTTAAATCACACGCTCGGTCAGCGTGATTTCGGCGACCTTGTTATCATCGGCAACACCAGCGGCAAACTTGGCATTCGCAATGGCCAGACGGCCAGTATCAGTAGCAGCGTACAGCTTGCCGGTAGCAGGATCAACATAGACCGCACCGCGAGGAGCAATACCGGTCTTATTTTCCAGGGCAATGCTCATAGAGCCGCGCAGAAGCACATCCACGGTATCACCAGCCTCGTAATACCAGCCATCAGCATAGTCCGTGCGGGGCTGACCCAGACGGCGAACAGCAAAACCAATGATCACATTGGCATTATCATCTGCAGCGGTCAGCTTACGAACGCCGCCATTGGTGGTATCGAACGCAACGGGCTCACCATAGGCAATATGACCATCGTTCTCGTGGGCGATGTCATACTTGTAAGGAGCGATAACGCAATCGCTCATACGGGAAACATTGCCAGCAAAACCAAAGGGCAGGGTAGTACCAATCACCTTACCAGGCATTTTTCCATCCTCCTATCTTACTTGCTCATGTGGGGATTACGCTTGGCGCAGTTCGCGCCATACACAGTATCATCCACAGCCTTGGAATCCTTCGCACGCTTGCGCGCGTTAGCGGACTGGTTACGGAGCAGAGCCGCATAACCGTCAATGACAGGCGTGGTGTTCATGCCACGCGCGCGGCGGACGGCCTTGGCAATGCTATCAGAGGCCATGCGGCGATCCTTCGCATTCAGCTTAGCCAGATAAGGCTTCATCGCCTTGATCGCGGCCAGAGTGCCGGCAGAATCCGCATTCTGGAAGGGCTTATTCTCTTCGCCCTCCTCGGGATCGGCATCAGTGCCAGCCAGTTCCTCGGCAGGAACGGTCTGAGAGGCTTCCTGATCCTCGGGAGGCGGAAGCTGATTCTGAGCCTCAGGATCGCTGCCCAGATCATCTTCAAGCTGCTCCAGCGGGTCAGCATTCGGATCAGCATCGACAGCGCCGCCATTCAGCTTGGCAAGCACCTGCTTAAGCAGAGAGGCAAGCTGAGCGTTGCTATCAATATCGGCATCCGCCTGCTCGGTCACGGTCTTCACTACGGGCTGCTCGGGCTTGGACTGAGCGGGAACAGCACCAGTATTTTCACCGTTGTCACCAGTCTGCGGCTCTTCGGTCTCAATAAGAGCGTCCACCGCCTCGGCGACTTCCGCAGGATCGGTCTGCGCGTCCGTAGCCCAGTGAGCAAACAGGCGCGCCACAATGGAGGTCTTCTTCTTGGTGTCCATGTGAAATTCCCCTTTCTTGTTTGGCTTGGAATCCTTTATAGAGACGCGAGAACCAGCACGGCCGGCTGCTACGACCGCAACATGATTCCCGCGTATCCGGCATTGGTAAAACCGGCCTCGTTCATCCTCGGCATAATCGCATTCATAGCCACAGGAAACTTCGCGAAGGCCATTCTTGATAGCACGGATCAACTCAGCATCCGTAATAAAAAGGTCAGCCAGAAGCAAATCGCTCTCATTACCTGAGCCTCGATGAACATTCTGGACATGACCCTTGGCGTAAACAGATGAATTCTCACTGGTGACCGGGATGGGCGGGTGATCCTCGGTTACGGGCTTTCCCTCAAAGGAGGCCATAGCCGCCTGAGAGAACACCTCGTTTTCAATCCTCAGAACAGGGATCATATCTTCACCCTGTCCGCCAATCTCGCGCGCCAGATAGTCCTGCTTGCCAGTGCGCGCAATCGGCACATCATGGCAAATCAGAAAACCTTCCGGTGTCTCCGTCATATGCGGCGACACACGGGAACCATAGAATGCAAGCAAACGCTCGCCCCCTTTACACAGTTACAAACAAGTACAACCTTACTAAGCCACAAACTTGACCAAATCGCCGTAAGACTTGACGGTTTTCACTCTCCCATGGTTATGTACCCGAATAGGGTAGGATAGGTCTTTCAGATCGATCACAGGCGCCGCTATGCACCGGCAATTGTAAATCCCGCCAGGGTGATAGCTTCCACCGGAATTGTGACCACCAAACATGGCTTCCGGGTTCGGAGGATCGGACCACCGGCAAAGGACACCGTTCATCCTCGCATGTGCGTCACGGACACGCTCGTCACCGCATGATCGCCAGATGTACCAATCCAGGCCAAGCATATCGCAACGCGCTTCCATCAACGCAGAAGCGGCCTTGGCGCTCTCGGTTCTGGCAATCAGCTTGACATGACTTGCAGACATACCAGGAAGCCCCTGCTGCATAACCTTGGCAATATCTTCCGGGCGAATACCCTTCTGCTGCTGCTCATAAGCAAATCTCGACAACCGTTTCGCCACATTTGGAGGAACGGTCTTGATCAGCTTATAATTCCGATTGAGAATCTGATCGATTGCAGCAGACATAATAGGGGAGGACGTTTCCTGCTTCAAAGCCTGATAGATCAATTTCCCGCGGGTTGATTCAGCCGCGGCAGCGCGCCAGGTCGCGCGCTGACCCGTCAAACCAGCAGTTACCATATTGCCGGCAATCTCTTCTGCCAGATTGAGAAAAGCAGCAGAACGTGAATAATGCTCAATCGCCTGAATAATCTGCGCCGGTGAGGTCATCCCTTTGACCAGCTTGCGGATATCATTTATCACCCGCTGCAGCGCACTTCTGTACTTTCTCTCGGCAATCCGTCGCTGAGACTCGGCCATCTGATAGGCTTTCTCTCCACCATAGCCATTGAAGGAACGGCTAATCAACCCGCGCTGCTTTCTGGTGTACTCGGTAAACCGCTCCTCATAAGGCTTGGTCGGCATCGGGTATCACCTCGCATCACAGGCATGAGAAAACCGCCGCCCAAACGGGTGACGGTTTAAGCCTTTCTCACTGATACTTCTTTTCAGTTTCCTTCATACGTTGAAGCTCATATCGGAGGGAGAGCTTTTCGTAAAACTCTTTCAAGGTTTCCTTGTTCCATATCTTCGGCGTATCAGAGTAGGTCTCTTCAAGCTGCCTATACAGATATCCAAGCCTCTCTTCATCCCAAACATCCTCCGGTTCTTCCGGCTCTTCAAACACGGACTCGATCAAATCCAAATCGATCGGATCAACATCTTCACCCAGGTCATCAGGAATCGGTTTAGGAGGCTCTAAGAAGTCGCCAGTCGTTTCAATGGTTCCAATGAACTGACCTTCCCGCGTATAGCATTCAACAACGCCAGAAATCGGATTTTGACTGAACAGGACATCATCAGCACCATCATTATCAGATTCTTCCTCGTCGCCTGCCCACTTATCCTGCCAAGAGGCAGCTTCATCCCACGTGGGCTTCTTCGCTTCATCCTTCATGCAAATCACCCCCTCCAATAACCGTGGAGATTCACAGGGTCTTTGCTCAAAATCAATTTGGTTCTGTTGAGAATGACCGTGTACGACCCGGTTTGACCGTGACCGTGGGCATTGATCGCATCATATCCCATCAGAGCAGCCAGCGCGACAGCATTCATCTGAGAATAAGACTGAACGCTCTTAGC